TTTACTAAGTAATATGGCAATTAAGAAAAAAGATTTCAAATCGTTGAAGCAGAAATACTCTACTTCAGCAAAATACAAACCACAAAGGTTTTTAGATTTGGGTGAGGCGTTTTTGGATGCGGTAGGTCTACCTGGTCCTGCAATCGGTCACCTGAATATGTTCTTGGGTCATAGTGATACTGGTAAAACAACTGCGTTAGTTAAAGCCGCGGTAGACGCACAAAAGAAGGGTATCCTTCCTGTCTTTATCATCACTGAACAGAAATGGTCTTTTGACCACGCATTGACAATGGGTTTCGAATGTGAAGAAGTTGTTGATGAGGAAACGGGTGAATTGGATTGGGACGGATTCTTCTTATTTAACAACAACTTTGATTACATTGAACAAATCACAGACTACATCAACGAATTGTTGGATGCACAAGAGAAGGGTGAGTTGGAATACGACTTATTGTTCTTGTGGGATTCTGTAGGTTCTGTTCCTTGTAAAATGACCTTTGACGGTAAGGGTGGTAAACAACACAATGCCGCTACATTGGCAGACAAAATCGGTATGGGTATTAACCAAAGAATTGCAGGTTCAAGAAAGGCGACATCAAAGTATGAAAATACATTGGTGATTGTTAACCAACCATGGGTAGAATTACCTGATAATCCTTTTGGTCAACCTAAGATTAAAGCTAAAGGTGGTGAAGCAATTTGGTTGAACTCATCATTAGTATTCTTGTTTGGTAATCAGAAAAATGCTGGTACCAATAAGATTGCTGCGGTCAAAGACAAAAGAAAAGTTAAGTTTGCAGTTAGAACAAAAGTATCGGTTATGAAAAACCACATCAATGGATTGGGATATGAGGATGGTAAGATTATCGTAACTCCTCACGGTTTCTTGGCAGGTAAAGAATCTGCTGAAGAAAAGAAATCTATTGAACAGTATAAGTCTGAACAAGCAGAATATTGGAAAAAGGTAATCGGAACAGATGGCGATTACAAATTGGAAGAAGTAAAAGAAGTCTAACCTTTAATTGAGGGTATTTTGACAAAGACACTATTAGTTGACGGAAACAACTTATTCAAAATAGGATTTCACGGAGTGAGAGATTTGTACCATGAGGGAAACCACATTGGTGCAATCTTCCATTTCGTCAATACCCTCAAAAAGTTCTTGGTGGAACACAATTACGATAAGGTAATCGTATTTTGGGATGCTGAGGATAATTCACAGTCGAGAAGAGACTTGCTCGAACAATACAAAAGAAATAGAAAGAGAACTCTTAACGAAGCACAACAGATTTCATTTGAATGGCAGTTGTCTCGAATTAAGAAATATCTTGAAGAAATGTTTATCCGTCAGGTGTGTATTGATGGTTGTGAATCGGATGATGCGATTGCTCACTATTGTAACATATCTGAGGATGAATACAAAACTATATTTTCATCAGATAAGGACCTTACACAGCTTATCTCGGACAAAGTAGAGGTCTACTCACCTAACCACCGAAAAGTCTATAAGAACGGAGATATTATCCCTCTGAAAGACATTTCCATACCACACTACAATGTAACTACATTTAAGATTCTATCGGGGGATAAATCTGACAACATTGATGGTGTTCATTTGTTGGGTGAGAAAACTTTTGCTAAGTTATTTCCTGAGATATTGGACAAAGCAGTTTCTGTTGACGATATTATACAACGTGCCGAAGAATTACAATCTGAGGGAGACAAAAGAAAGATATTGGAGAGTATAATCACTGGTAAAACAAAACGGGGGGTTTTAGGTGATGAGTTATTTGATATTAACAAAAAAGTGGTAGATTTGTCTCACCCAATGATTAGTGATGAAGGCAAGGAGGAAGTTGAACTCTACTATACAGAAGAGTTGGACCCCGAAGGGAGAGGATATCAGAATCTCATGAGAATGATGATGAAGGATGGAATCTTCAAATATTTACCCAAACAAGATGATGGTTGGGTAGATTTTTTAACACCTTTTATGAAACTTACACGTAAAGAAAAAAAACGTTACAAAAACAAAAATTAAGTTATGAAAGAAAAAAATGACGTAACAAAAATGGAATTCCTTTTGATGTTGAACGACAACATCGTAGTACAGCGTTACTTCAATGTTAAAGGGTATAATCCGAAAGCACGAAAGAGTATTGATGTTGTTGAATTCGTTAATGAATTCGGTAACAAATTGATGAAAGACTTGAAGGCAAGAACCAACATGTATATGTTGGACAATTACAACCAAATTGTTTTGGACCCGGCTATTTTGGACACATCAAACACTGATGGTCCGGAGACATTCCACATCAAAATTAGACTTGGTGATGAGACAATTTGTCATAAAATTATTGACGCGAAATTATACCCGCCGAAAATAAGATACACCGTAGACATACGCCCGCAACTAAAAAGTTTGCTTCGCGGTTTGACAGAGATTTTCTCAAGCGAAGATTTATCGTATGACTACATGGAATATCAGTTAGGTTAACCATATTTATTATTTACCCGAAAGAAAAAAGATTGATATGTCAAAAGATAAAAACTTCGGTTACCTCGGTAACTCATTCCAAATACAACTTCTAAACAACATCGTAATTGACAAAGACTTTGCCAATTCAATTGTTGATGTGTTGGACCCGAAGTATTTTGATAATCAATATTTCAAAATCATTATGCAGATGATTAAGGAGTACTACGTGAAGTACGAACATACTCCAACATTTGCAACATTGGAACAACTAACGAAGAGTGAAATTACCTCTCCAATGGCTCAGAAGATGGTTTTTGACATGTTAAACGATGTCAAAGAAGCACCAATTGAAGGGTCGGACTTTGTTCAAGAGAAGTCACTTAAGTTCTGTAAGCAGCAAGAATTACAGAAGGTGATGAGTAAAGCTCAGAAAATCATCGATAAGGGTGATTTTGAGTCTTACGACCACTTGGAGGAGATGGTACGAGAGGCTTTACAAGTTGGTGAGGTGGACACCGGTACCTCTGATGTATTCTCAAATTTGGATGTAGTGTTGGATGACGATTACCGTCACCCAATTCCGATGGGAGTACCAGGTATTGATAACCTTATGAAGGGTGGATTGGCGAAAGGTGAGATTGGAGTTATCTTGGCACCGACTGGTGTTGGTAAGACGACATTCTTAACAAAGATTTCAAACCACGCATTCAACTTGGGTTACAACGTTTTACAGATTTTCTTTGAGGACAACCCAAAGATTATCCAACGTAAACACTTCACACTTTGGACAGGTATTGCTCCCGACAATTTGTCAAACCACAAGGACGAGGTGATGGCAAAGGTTAGAGACATCAAAGAGAACACAAAAAACTCTTTGACTCTTAAGAAGTTACCGTCAGATACTATGACTATGAATCAGATTAAGAATCAGGTCAGAAAGATGATGGCAGAGGGAACAAAGATTGATATGATTGTTGTAGATTACATTGATTGTATCACACCTGACAAAAACTTGGGCGATGAATGGAAGAGTGAAGGTTCTGTGATGAGGGCTTTTGAGGCGATGTGTCACGAGTTGGACATCGTTGGATGGACCGCAACACAGGGTAACCGTTCTTCAATATCATCAGAAGTTGTGACAACCGACCAGATGGGTGGTTCTATTAAGAAGGCTCAGGTTGGTCACGTGATTATCTCGGTTGCAAAGTCTCTACAACAAAAGGAGATGAACTTGGCAACCATCGCAATTACTAAGTCTCGTATCGGAAAAGACGGTATTGTGTTTGAGAATTGTAAGTATGACAATGAGATGTTGGTTATTGATACTGAACAGAGTATGACTTTCTTAGGTTTGGAAGAACAAAGGGAAGAGAAACAGAGGGATAGAATCAAGGAACTCATGGAGAAACGTAAACAACGTGAGGGACAACAAAATTTATAAAACTTTAAAGTAAAAATGGATATGGAAAACATGACTAATGTTTATGACAAAGATGCTCGTTTTGTCATCAAAAGAAGTGGGGAACAGGTTTTGTTCCAAGAAAATAAAATCAAACAGGCGGTTTTGAATGCGATGGAAGGGGCCAATGAGGTTGACTTAGAAATGGCAGAAAAAATTGCTAGAATAACAAGAAAAGGTTTATTCAGAGAAGACAAAGAAAACATCCCACACGTGGACGATATCCACGAGATGGTTGAAAATAAATTGATGGATAACGGTTTGAATGATGTTGCCAGAGAGTATATAATTTATCGTTCAAAACACAAACCAAATATTTTTGCAAAGAGAGTGAATTTAAAACCTTATGAATACCCTGAGTTGGTTGAGTATGTTGATGCTATTAGACATTCTTATTGGGTTCATACGGAGTTTAATTTTACTTCTGATATTCAAGATTTTAAAGTTCACTTGACAGAAGAAGAACGAACAACAGTCCAAAGAGCAATGTTGGCAATTTCACAAATTGAAATTGCTGTTAAAACATTTTGGGGAGACATCTATAAGAGAATGCCTAAACCTGAAATTGGTAATGTAGGTGCAACATTTGCAGAATCTGAGGTGAGACACGCAGATGCATACTCTAATTTAATTCAAGTATTGGGTTTAAATTCAGAATTTGAAAATTTAATGGAAGTTCCTGCAATTAGAAGAAGAATTAAATACTTAGAAAAATCCATAGTAAATTCTAAGTCTGTTGAAAACAGAGATTATTTTGAATCGGTAGTGTTATTTTCGATGTTTGTTGAGAATGTATCTTTATTCTCACAATTCTTAGTTATCATGTCATTTAACAAACATAAAAATATGTTGAAAGGTATGAGTAACGCTGTTGAGGCGACATCAAAAGAAGAAAATATTCACGCGGAATTTGGTTTTGATTTGGTTAACTTAATTAAGAAAGAAAACCCATCTTGGTGGACACCACAATTGGTTGAAGACTTGATTGATGCAACTATGGAAGCGTTCAGTGCTGAATCTGATATTGTTGATTGGATGTTTGAAAAAGGAGATTTAGATTTCCTTTCAAAAGCTCAAACTATTGAGTTTATTAAACACCGTTTTAATGTATCATTAAATTCTATTGGTATTGATAGTATTTTCCATGTTGACCAAAAATTATTAGAAACTACTGAATGGTTTGATGATGAAATCTTTACAACAAAACACACAGATTTCTTCAACAAAAGAAGTATCAATTATAGCAAAAAATCAAAATCAATTACATCAAACGATTTATTTTAAAAAAATACAATAACAAAACAATAATATGAAAGACAGAAAACCATTTGATTGGATTAACGATAAATCAATTACCTTCCTCCAAAGAGGTTACTTGAGTGAGGGAGAAGAACCATTAGAAAGAATCAGAACAATTGCAGAACATGCGGAGAAATTATTAGGTATTGAGGGTTTTGCTGATAAATTTTATGGTTATATGGGTAAGGGATGGTATTCACTATCTTCACCCGTATGGGCTAACTTTGGTAAAAAAAGAGGATTACCTGTAAGCTGTTTCGGCTCTAATATTGGTGACAATATTGAGTCAATTCTATATACACAAGCAGAAGTTGGTGAAATGAGTAAGATGGGTGGTGGAACATCAGGATACTTTGGAAATATTAGAGGACGAGGTGCTGAAATAACGGATAATGGACACGCACCAGGTTCAGTTCACTTTATGAATTTATTCGAAAGTGTAGTAGATAACATTTCACAAGGCTCTACTCGTAGAGGTCGTTTTTCACCATACTTACCAGTTGAACACCCAGATATCATGGAGTTTTTAGAGATTGGAACAGAAGGTGCACCTATTCAAGATTTGACACACGCGGTTACTGTGACTGATGAGTTTATGAAAGAAATGATTGAAGGTGATACTGATAAGAGAGCGGTTTGGGCTAAAGTAATTCAAAGAAGAGGTGAAATTGGTTACCCATACATTATGTTCACTGATACAATGAATAACAAAGCACCTGAGGTATATCGTGAAAATAATATGAAAATTTACAACTCTAATTTGTGTTCCGAAATTGCACTACACAATTCTGAAGAAGAATCATTTGTATGTGTGTTATCATCAATGAATGTTTTACATTATGATGAGTGGAAAGACACAGACGCTGTTGAAACGATGGTTTATTTCTTAGATGCAGTTGTAACAGAATTTATTGATAAGATTGATTCATTAAGACACAACGGAACTATCGAAGGTCAAAGGGCATTCTTCTATTTAGAAAAGGCATATAACTTTGCGGTTAGACAAAGAGCGTTAGGTTTAGGAGTATTGGGATGGCATTCATTCTTACAAAGTAGAGGTTTACCGTTTGATACTCGTGATACTGCTAGATTGAATGTTGAAGTGTTCAAGCATATCAAAGACAAATCATATAAAGCATCACAAGAATTGGCTAAAATGTTTGGGGAACCAGAAACATTGAAAGGGTATGGTAGAAGAAATGTCACTCTTAATGCTATCGCACCAACTACATCTTCAGCATTTATTTTAGGTCAAGTTTCACAATCTATTGAACCTATTTGGTCAAATTGTTATGTTAAAGACGTGGCTAAGATGAAGGTAACTATCAAAAATCCTATTCTTGAAAAACTTTTAATTGAGTTAGGAAAAGACACAAAAGAGGTGTGGAATAGTATTAAGAAAGCGGATGGTTCAGTCCAACATTTGGATTTTTTGAGTGATGAACAAAAAGAAGTATTCAGAACATTTGCAGAAATTAATCAAGCGTCTATAATTAACCAAGCTGCGGTTCGTCAAGATTATATTGACCAAGCACAATCATTGAATTTGATGATTTCACCCGACATGCCGACTAAGGATGTCAACAAACTCCTTATTGATGCTTGGCAGTTGGGTGTTAAAACTTTATATTATCAACACTCTATGAATTCAGCTCAGGCTTTCGCAAGAAAGAAATTGAATTTGAACGACTTACAGTGTGTTGCTTGTGAAGGTTAAGAGTTATTTTTAACAAACAATGTGATTAAAAGAGGACTTCGGTCCTCTTTTTTTTATAATTTATTTAGTTACGATATTTATAGACAATGGCAGACGGTAAAACATACGGTATTAATTTTCCACTACAGGATAGTAAGGATGGAAAATATTTTTCTCTTTCACAGACAACAGACGAAGAAGTAAGGACAGACCTCTTACATTTGGTCTTAACGAGAAAGGGTAGTAGGTATTATTTACCAGACTTTGGGACAAGAATATACGAATTTATTTTTGAACCAATGGATGGAACAACTTTCGATGTAATTAAAGAGGATGTTAGGTTGTCTATTGAAAAATACATTCCTAACTTAACGGTAAATAATATTACATTAACACCATATCTTGATGATTTGGAGGCTGAAGGAGAATTAAACCAAGAAAAGTTAGGGGTTGGTGGTATATATAGAATTCCTGGTAGGGGAACGGAAGAATATACCGCAAAATTGAGAATAGATTATTCAATAAATGACGGAACATTTGATTCCAAAGATTTCGTAATTATCAATATTTAATAGTATATGGCAAATAGAAAGATATCATATACAGAAAGAGACTTTGAAGGTTTAAGACAGGACCTTGTAAACTATACAAGACAGTATTACCCTGAACTTATTGATAACTTCAATGATGCTGCAGTTTATTCGGTATTAATGGATTTGAACGCAGCCATTGGTGATAACTTAAATTATCATATCGATAGAAGTATTCAAGAAACTGTTTTACAGTATGCACAACAACGTTCATCTATCTTTAATATTGCTAGAACTTATGGTTTGAAGATTCCTGGTAATAGACCTTCAGTTGCGTTAGTTGATTTCTCAATTACTGTCCCACCATCAGGTGACCAAGAAGATACAAGTTATTTAGGTATTTTAAGAGCGGGTTCACAAGTTCTTGGTGCGGGTCAAGTGTTTGAAAATGTTTATGATATTGATTTTGCATCACAATATAACAATGATGGGTTTCCTAACAGAACCAAGATACCAAATTTTGATTCTAACAACACGTTAATCAATTATACAATTACTAAAAGAGAAGTGGTGGTTAATGGTATTACTAAAGTGTTTAAAAAGACAATCAATAGTAATGACGTAAAACCATTTTTTGAGTTCTTTTTACCTGAAAAAAATGTATTAAATGTTGTCGATATTATTCAGAAAGATGGAACATCATTCCAATCCACACCAACGTATAGTGAATTTGTTAATGCCAGAACTAAATGGTATGAAATGGAGGCTTTAGCTGAAAGCACAGTGTTTATTGAGGACACAACTAAAGTTTCTGATAATCCCGGTATTAAAGTAGGTAAATATATTGAGACGGATAATAGATTTATCACAGAGTATACACCTAATGGGTTCTTGAGACTCCAATTTGGTGGTGGAACAACAACACCTGACGACCAATTAGCAGAATTCGCAAGAAATGGTGTTTCTATGAGGATTCAAGAATATCAAAATAATATTGGTTTAGGAAGGACTGTATCTCCAAATACCACACTTTTTGTTAAATATAGAATTGGTGGTGGTAGTGCATCAAATGTTGGGGTTAATGTGATTAATCAAGTTGGTACAATCAATTTCGCAGTCACAGGGCCAAATAATACTATAAATCAACAAGTCACAAATTCGTTATTTGTTAACAATGTCACCGCGGCTATTGGTGGTGCTAATCAACCATCCATCGAAGAAATCAGAAATATGGTGACATTCAATTTTGCATCTCAAAACAGGGCCGTCACTGTAAATGATTATAATGCCTTAATTAAGAAGATGCCGGGTAAGTATGGGGCACCTGCTAAAATAGCAATTACTGAAAAAGATAATAAGATTAATATCGAAATACTTTCATATGACTCTAATGGTAGTTTGACTCAGACAGTTTCCAATACTTTGAAACAAAACATTGCGAATTACCTATCGAAGTATAGAATGATAAATGATTACATTGCGGTCAATGTGGCTCAAGTAATTGATTTGGAGTTCGACATTTCAGTTGTTATAGACTCTGGACAAAACCAAGGACAAGTTATCACAAAAATAATTGATGAGGTTAGTAAGGTTATGAATCCAACAAGTAGAGACTTAGGTGAAAATGTATTCTTATCAGATATTAGAAGAAGAATTCAGGATGTGGCTGGTGTTGTTTCTATATCAGACCTATCGGTATACAATAAAGTAGGTGGTCAATACTCCTCGTCTGAAACATCACAAAGATACTCAGATGCTGCAACTAAAAAGATATTACCAATCGACGATACAATTTTTGCAGAACCAAGTCAAATCTATCAAGTAAGGTTCGATAGCAAAGATATTAAGGTGAGGGTTAAGAAATTAGAAACCACCGACTTCAAGTAATTATAATTTACAAGAAAGACTTATGGGTTTATCATTGTAAAATGGATAAATAAGTATTTATCTAAAAACTGCAATATGGCTAAGTCTTATAGGATAAGAACAAAATTAGGGACCGACCAAAACATTCGTGTAAATATTGAGCAAGATTTCGATTTTCTTGAAATTCTTTCGTTAAAATTGAGACAAGAGGATGTTTATTCACAATTCTGTGCTGATTATGGTATAGTCGTTGGACGTGTGGTTGCTAATGGTGGGTTTGGTATTCCTAATGCCAAGATTTCCATTTTTGTTCCTGTGGAAGAAATGGACTTACAAGACCCTGTAATTTCAGCCTTATATCCTTATACATCACCCGTTGATAAAAATGAAGATGGTTATAGATATAATTTATTACCGTATGAAAATCAATATGGTGGACATAATGCAACGGGTACTTTTCCTAACAGAGGTGATGTATTGACAAGGAGAGAAGTATTAGAGATTTATGAAAAATACTACAAGTATACTGTAAAAACTAATGAATCTGGCGATTTCATGATTACTGGTGTTCCTTTAGGTAATCAGAAAATTGTAATGGACCTTGACTTATCAGACATGGGTTGTTTCTCCTTGAGACCACAAGATTTGATAAGAATGAATATGGGTGTCGAAGAACAATTCGACGGAACTAACTTCAAATCATCTGAGGATATTGACTCTTTACCACAAATCATCAATGAGGTGAGAGATGTATTTGTCACACCATTTTGGGGACAGGAAGATTTGTGTAATATAGGTATTACAAGAACAGATTTTGACTTAAGAGCTTTAGGTATTGATGTTAAACCTACTGCGGTGTTTATGGGTTCCATATTTTCAGATAATGATAATAGACCAATTAAAAAGAATTGTAAGCCAAGAACAGAACAAGGAGACCTTTGTAATCTATCGACGGGGCCGGGTGAAATATTAGCGGTCAGACAAACTATTGATATCGATGACAATGGCGACCCTATATTAGAACAATACGAATTACAAAACGGAGGTAAGGTTATTGATGAAAATGGAACATTCTTAGTTGATGTGCCTATGAATTTGGACTATGTCGTTACAAATGAATACGGTGAGACTATCATTTCAAATGACCCAAGTATAGGTGTTCCAACAAAAGGGAAATACAGATTCAAGGTAAAATATCAATCTGAAGAAAATGGACCTGCAATTAATCAAGACGCGTTATTCCCTATTAGGGGAGAAATCCAAAGAGCTAATTTTGTTGTTCCTCAAATTAGAGAACATGGGTGGACTGGTACAAGTATTAATTCTGGTAAAGACCCATCAAGTTTAAGTAACTCTATCATTCAAAATGTATTATTCTCTGACCCAACACAAATTGAAGAAACTAAAACAGTTTCTATTCCTGCCGGTAATTCTGTGGAGGTTCTTAGTAATCCAGATGCCATTAAAGTTGAGGTTTACGTTAATAACATTCTTCAGACTCAAAAATGGATAGATTTTCCTAATGGGGGAACACTTGAGATAAAGGTTACCAAACAAACAACCACAAATGGTGGTATTACAACAGGTAATAATGTAACAATACAAATATCAAGAAATAGTTACAATTACATACAGTTTCAGAAAAGTTATGCATTTTCGTTGAATTGGGATGATTACGCGGATAAGAATGCCGCTATTAATTGTGAAGATTCATTTTATTTAATGAATT